TATGACGTGCAGCTGATGCCCACGGCACCGATGCCCGATCTCACGGAGATCCCCCGGAGAAAGAGTCGTAGTGGCGGCTGGAACCGGAACCAACCGACCCGACATGGGGGACAACAGCAGGGGCCGTTTCCCCCTCGGGACCCGATCGCGTTCATCAATAGCCTGACGCATACGAAGGGCGTGTTCGGCGGGCAGCCGTTCCACCTCCGACCGTGGCAAGTCGGGATCCTCAAGAAGATTTTCAAGAAGCGGAAGGACGGCCTCCGGCAGTATCGGACGTGCCTGTTGATGCTCCCACGCAAGAACGGGAAGTCCGAACTGGCGGCGGCGATCGCCGTCTACGGGCTGCTGGCCGACGGGGAAGTGGGCGCCGAGGTGTATAGCGCCGGCGCCGATCGGGATCAGGCGGGTCTGGTGTTCGGCGTGGCGGCGCAGATGATCCGCAACGATAGCGCACTGAGCCAGGCGTGCTACATCGTCGACTCGCAGAAGCGGATCGTGCACGAACAAAGTGCGAGCTTTTACCGCGCGATCAGTGCGGAGGCGTATAGCAAGCACGGCTTCAATGCGTCGATGGTGATCTACGACGAGCTCCACGCGGCGCCCGATCGCCGGCTGTATGACGTGCTGTCGACCTCGATGGGGGCGCGGGCGCAGCCGTTGCTGCTGGTGATCTCGACGGCCGGCTACGATCGGCATTCGATTCTGTGGGAACTCTACGCCCACGCGAAAAAGGTGCAGGAGAACCCCGCCTTAGACCCGACGTTCCTGCCGTTGCTGTATGAAGCCCCGATCGACGCGGACTGGACCAGTCAACGGGTGTGGAAGAAGGCGAATCCCGCGCTCGGGGATTTTCGCAGCCTCGAGGAGATGCAGATTCTCGCCGCCCGCGCGAAGGAGATCCCCGCGCAAGAGAATAACTTCCGCCGGCTGTATCTCAACCAGTGGACGGAGCAGCAATCGCGCTGGATCAGCATGCACGCGTGGGACGCCTGTCAGGGGCCGATCGACCGCGCGGCGCTCGCGAAGCGGCGCTGTTATGTCGGGATGGATCTCAGCTCGACGAAAGACTTGACCGCGCTCGTCGCCGTGTTCCCGCGGGGCGATGGGTTTGACGTGCTGGCGCGCTGCTTCATCCCGCAGGAGTCGATCGCCGCGCGGAGTCGGCGCGATCATGTGCCGTATGACGACTGGCAGCGGGCGGGGCAGATCACGACGATGCCGGGGCCAACCGTGGACTATGAAGTCGTGCGGGCGACGCTGATCGCGTGGGCGGCCGAGTTCGACGTGCAGATGGTCGCCTTCGACCCGTGGAACAGCACGGATCTCGTCTCGCGCCTGGAGCAGCAGGACGGCTTGACGTGCGTGCCGATGCGGCAAGGCTTCGGCTCGCTGTCGGCGCCGACGAAATCGCTAGAGAAAGCGATTCTTGCGCGGCAGCTCCGGCACGATGGGGATCCCGTGTTGCGCTGGAATATGAGCAATGTGGCGGTCGAAGCCGATGCCGCTGGCAACTTGAAGCCCTCGAAGGTGGCGTCCACGGAACGGATCGACGGCGTCGTGGCGCTGGTGATGGCGGTCGACCTCATGGACCGCAATAACGCGGCGCGCGATCCGGCGTATTCGCTGATGGTGGTGGGATGAAGCGGCCTGGGCGCCCACGGGTCTCCCCCCATGACACCTCTGTGCAAGTCGGGCTGACGCTCTCCACGAAAGAATACGATCGCCTCTGCAAGAAGGCGTTACGCCTGGAGATCAGCGTCGCGGAAGTGATCCGCCGCGAACTCGACCGCATAAAAATACACAAACCTGAATAAGCCGGCGCCCGGCCCTAGACTCGCGCGGCATGGATCGCGCCTACGCGCTACTGGAAGTCAAATCGGTCGCGCGGCGCACGTTCAGCGGGATCGCCTCGACGCCCGAACTCGACCGCCAGGGCGACAGTTACGACCCCGCTGGCGCCACGTTTCGCAGCTCGCTCCCGCTCCTCTGGCACCACGATCCCAAGCAACCGATCGGCACCGTCACCCTCGTCGCGACGAAAGACGGCATCAGCTTCGAGGCGACGATCCCCGAAGTCGACGAGCCCGGGCCGCTCAAGACGCGCGTCGATGAAGCTTGGCAGAGCATCAAAGCCGGCGTCATTACGGGTGTCTCGATCGGGTATCGGATCCTCGAGGGCGGCCTTGAACGGCTGAAGAACGGCACGCGGCGGATCACGAAATCCGAGATTTGCGAACTGAGTCTTGTCACCATTCCGGCGAATGCGTCGGCCTCGATCCTGACCGTTAAATCACTCGCGAAAGGGCCAGCTATGACCATCCAAGAACAGACCACGATGTTTCAGCAGGAACGTGCGGGGGCCGTGGCGGCGATGGGGGTGCTCGTCGCGAAGGGCGACACGCTCAACACGGCAGAGTCGGCCGACTATGAGACACAAAAAGCGCGGGTCGCGGAGATCGATCTGCATCTCTCGCGGCTGGCCGAGCAGGAGCAACTCCTGATGAAGAGCGCGAAACCGCTGACCGCCACGGGATCGCCGTTCGCGCACGTCTCCGTGAGCGAGAACGTCGAACCAGGGATCAAGTTCGCGCGGTATGTGCTCGCGAGCATCGGCTGCAAATACATGAATACCGATGCGGTGACCTATGCGCAGAATCGCTGGGGCCACTCGACACCGGAGGTCGCGCTCGCGTTAAAGGCGGCGGTCGCCGCCGGCACGACAACCGACGCGACGTGGGCGAAGCCGCTCGTGAATCCGGCGATCACGACCGATTTCCTGCCGTTGCTCCGCGCGGCGACGATCATCGGGAAGATCGCCGGATTGCGGAAGGTGCCGTTCAACGTGAACGTGCCCGCGCAAACGGCCGGCGGCGTCGTGGCGTGGGTCGGGGAACTGAAGCCGAAACCCGTCACCGCGATGGCGTTCGCGATGGAGAATTTACCGTTCAACAAAGTCGCGGCGATCGTGGTGCTGAGTCAGGAGCTGGTCCGCTTCAGCAATCCCTCAGCAGAAGCCGTTGTGCGGGATTCGCTGGTGAAGGACATTGCGGCGTATCTCGATGCCCAATTCATCAACCCGGCCGTGGCGGCGGTCGCGGGCGTCAATCCCGCGTCGATCACGAACGGCGCGCCCACGGCAGCGGCCACAACGAATCCGCTGGCGGACATCCTCGGGCTGATCAATCACTTCGCGACGAACAACATTCCCGTCGACGGGCTCACGTTCATCCTGTCGCCGTCGAACGCGCTGGCGCTGTCGTTCCGCACGAACCTGGACGGCTCACCAGAGTTTCCCGGCATTGGGATCAACGGCGGCACCTACAAGGGGTTGCAGTTCATTACCTCGAATACGGTGACGACGAACGTGATTGCATTGCAGCCGCAATACATCATGCTGGCCGACGACGGCGGCGTGACGATCGACGCGAGCACGGAAGCGTCGTTGCAGATGGATTCCGCGCCAACCTCCCCGATCGTCGACACGACGGTGCTGGTGTCCATGTTCCAAATGAACGCGGTCGCATTGCGCGCGGAGCGGTATATCACCTGGAAGCGTATCGGCACGAACTCCGTCAAGTATCTGACCGCGACGGCGTGGCCTTCGCCGACGGGCGCGATGAGCGATCCGCTGACCGCGAACGGTAAAACGAAGCGCGGCGAGTAAGCCGTGGGCGTGCTGTCGACGGTGCGATCACGACTGGCGTCGATGCTGACGCTGGTCGGCGGCGGAAGTGGATCGTGGTATCCAGTCGTCCGTGAACCCTATACGGGCGCCTGGCAACATAACGATCCGCTCACGACCGAGTCGGCGCTGAGCAATCCCAGCGTCTTCGGCGCCGTCTCGCGCATTAGTCAGGACATCAGCAAGATCGCGCCGCCATTACTCCTCGAACGCGATCGGAATGGCTTCTGGACCGAAACCAGCAATCCCGCGTATAGCCCCGTGCTGCGCCGGCCGAATCACTATCAGACGGCGCAACAGTTCATTGAGCAGTGGGTGCTCGACAAGCTGCTGTGGGGGAATGCCTACCTGCTGAAACATCGCGACGACCGCGGCGTGGTGAACGAGCTGCACCGCCTGGACCCCGCGCGGGTGAAGGTGCTGACGGCGCCCGATGGCAGCGTGTATTACGAGCTGCAATCGAACGACCTCGCCGGGCTACCAGAGAACACGCAGCCGCTCGTGATTCCCGCGCGCGAACTGATTCACGATCGGTGGAACTGCCTGTATCACTCGTTGTGCGGGATCTCCCCGCTGACGGCGCTGACCGGGGCGATCGCGCAAGCGAAAGCGATTGCGGATAACAGCACGACATTCTTCGCGAAGGGCGCGCGGCCCTCGGGCGTGTTGATCGCGCCGACGAAACTGGATCCGCTCTCGGCCGCGCGTCTCAAGACCGATGCGGCGAACTTCAAGAGCGGCGAGATTCTGATCGCCGAACTCGGGATGAAATACGAATCCGTGTCGACCTCGGCCGTGGACGCCGCGGTGATCGAGCAACTCGGCTGGACGGAAGAAAAAGTCTGCGAAGTCCTGGGCATGCCGATCAGCATCCTGAACAGCAGCAAGCAACCGCCCTACGCGAACGCGGAAGCCTCGCAGCTGCAATACAAGTCGCAATGTCTCGAGCCGCATCTCGTGTCGATCGCGACGTGCTTGGGCGAAGGGCTCGACCTCCCGTCGTATCTCACGCTGGAGTTCGATGACACGTTGCTAATTTGGATGGACACCATGAGCCGCGTCCAAGCCGCGCAGACCGCGACGAGCGCGGGCGTGCTGTCGCCGAACGAAGCGCGCAGTGAATGGTTTGGCCTCGGGCCGGTGCCAGGCGGCGAAACACCGTATCGGCAACAGCAGGACTGGCCGCTGTCCACCTTGGCGAAGCGCGAGCCCCCGACCGTGCCGGCCGCACCGGAGTCAACGCCCGCGCCCGACGATGAAGAGGTGCCCGCGTGACGCTCGAATTCTCGCGCGTCACGTTGCCGGCACTCTGGACGGTCGACCAGACCAAGGTCCATCTGCGCATCACCGGCACGGCGCACGATGCCGACATCGCGCAGAAGCTCGCCACGGCGCAGGAAGCGATCCTGTCGTTCCTCGGCCCCGCCGCGGATCCGACATGGGACGCCGCGACGGCACCGGCCGCCGTCACGCACGCGATCCACCTGCTGACGGCCTACTACTACGAAGACCGCGGCGACGGATCGCAGCCGGATGTCTGGCCGAAGATCTACGCGCTGCTCGCGGCATATCGCGATCCGACGGTGGCGTGATGGCGCGCGGCGACTGGCGGCACGTCGTCACGTTCCAGAACCCGGGGCCGGCGGGCACATGGATCGATCTGGACCCGGCCGCGTGGTGCGTCAGCCTGTCGCAAACCACGGGCGACGACATCGGCGTGTTTATCGAGCCCGTGGCGGGCACGCCGATTAGCTCCGCGACGTATCTTGTGCGCGGCGATTTTCACCCAGGCGTCACGACGAAAACCCGGATGATCCTGGGGAGTCAAACCTTCGCGATCACCAGCGTGGAGAACGTCGAGATGCGGGGCGTCGAGATGGCGTGCCACGCGGTGCCGCTGGTGATGGCATGAGCGCGGCGCTCACGATTCGCGGGATCGCTGAACTCAAGGACGCCCTCGGGCGGTTGCCGACGGAACTGAAAGGCCAGGCGACGCAGTTCGTGATCGATGCCGCGTATGGCGCGCAAGCCGAGATCGTGGCGGCGTATCCGCAGGGGCCGACGGGCAAGCTCAAAAAGGGCGTGAAGGTGACGGTGCAGGAGATCGGGCCGTATGGCGTGGCGGCGCAAGTCCGCAGTAGTGCCCCGCACGGCTGGTGGTTCGAGCACGCCGACGAACTGACACGCGTTCGCGAAACGAAGCAGAAGGCGAAGCGCGGCATTATGTTTTCTCGGAAGGGGCGGCCGGCGGAGGTGTTTATTCCCGCGATGGTCCGCTATCGGCGCGCGATGTATCTGAAGCTGGCTGACCTGATTCGATCGACGGGGCTCATCGTGACGCTCGATGCCTAAGCGATGACCGCGACACAACTAACGAAAGGGCGTGCAGGATGGCAATTCTAACGGGGCGCTATGGACAGGTGAAGTGGGATCAGGCGGGCGTGACGGCGGTGCCGATCATTTCGCTGAACGCCTGGACCGGGGATTTTAAAACCGAATTCGAAGATGTGACCTGCTTCCAAGATACAAATCGGGTGTATGTGCCGGGCCTCCGCAATAGCGAAGGCTCGCTTGCCGGATTCTGGAATTCGCAAGAACTCGCACTCTTCAAGGCTGCCGAAGCGACGACACCGGGCTTGCTCGAGCTCGTGCCGAACAGCACGGAACCCACCTATGCCTGGTCGGGCCTCGCGTATCTGGACGCCAGTATCGACGCGAGTCTCCAGGCGCCGAAAATCTCGGGCAACTGGAAAGCGGCCGGCGCCTTCGCGATGAAGCCCGTCGTGGTTGCGACGGGCGCGACGGCCGGCACGCCCGGCACGTTCACGCCGGCGGGCGCCGCGGCCCCGGCGAATCTCGCGGCGATGACGGGGAAAACAGCCAACCCGGCCACGAACTGGGTGACCGGCCAATACATGCTGCTCGGCGACGCGAGCAAATGTAATTGGAACGGGACCGCCTGGGTCGCCGGCATTCACGCATAGGGCCGCGTGTTCGATTCGCTCACGGTCACGGGCACCGCGGGGGCGATCCTGTGGGGGCATGGCGTCGCGGTCGAGCTGCGATCGTGGCGGGTGGCCCGCTCACAAGCGGATCCCGTGTGGACGCTGACCGCGACGATCGCGCACGTGGATAAATTCCAAGCCCGCCAGGCGCCGCTCTTGTTTACGGCGCCGCGCGCGGGTGGCTACTGGGCCTTCCCGGTGCGCGAGATCTCCATCGGCGAAACGAACGTGTGGGCGCGCTTGGGATCCCCGGAACAATAGGAGGCGAGTGTCATGGGCCGCTGTCGGATGGTCACGCCCGAGTCTGTGCGGTTACCGCTCTCGGACGGCGATTTCATCACCGTGAAAAAAGAACTCAACGCGGGCGAAGGGCTGGATCTCGAAGCCGAACCCCCGCCGCGGACGCTGCCCGTCATCCTCGCGTATCTCGTCGGCTGGTCGTTTGTCGGCGCGGGCAACGAACCGATCCCGTATAGCCCGATGCAATCGCTCGACGAACGGCGGGCCACACTACGGAATCTCGACACGGCGACGATGGACGAGATCGTCGAGGCGCTCGCGCCGCACGTGCGCGCGAATCGGCGGGCGGTCGAGGAAAAAAAAACGATCCCGGAGCCCGCGCCCGCATGAGAACCGATCTCGCCCTCTGCAAAATTATGGGGATGAGTTACGACGACGTGCGGTCGTTGCCGCGCGAAGTCTATGACGTGCTGCTCGAGGATCTCCACGCGGAGAAAGCGGAGGCCTAAATGGCGCAACTCTCCGGCGTGATGACGGCCGACTTTTCCGATTTCTTTTTTGAAATCGACAAAGCCAAAGTCAAGATGTTTGAGTTTGAAGGGGCATCGGGCCACGCCGATAACGCGATCGGCGAGTTTAGCCAAGGGCTCAGTGGGGCCGACAAAATCTTGGGCGCGTTTGGTGTCCATATTGGGCCGCAGATTCAGGCGTTGCGGGAACTCGGTAACGTGTCGGGGCTCACGTTTGAGAAATTGGGGTTGTGGGGGTCGCTCGGGCTCGCGGGTAGTGTCGGCGTCGCGACCTACGAACTCACGAAGATGACGATGGCGTTTTTCGGGCTCGACAAAGCGATTGAGGGTGTGGTCGATTCGTGGTCGGGCTTCACGGCAGAACGCGCGGCGGCGGGCATGGACGTGCTGACCCGCGCCACACAGATCGCCGGCCGGGAGATTAAAGACTTCGACATCGCGATGCAGATTATCAAGACGCATAATCGCGAACTCGCCGAGAGCTTCAACACGGGCGCGCAACGTGTCGCCGATTGGAACCGCGAGATCACGGCGCACAAGGCGGATATGCCGCAAATCGCGGCGGAACTCAAAAACCACTCGTCGACCGTGGCGCAACTGGCGCAGCACTACGGGATGAGCCGGGAGGCGATCGAGTATTACACCACGCGCGTGAAAGAAAACGCGGCGGTCCTCGCCAAGTGGCACGAAGCGGAAGACGCGCAGATCAAGAAGGTGGCCGCGGCGCAACTCGAACTCAATCAAGCCGGCGGCGGCTGGCGCGACACGCTCAAAACAATCGAGCCGGCCGCGGCCGCGGCCGCGACCGCCTATATCGCGATGGGGCAATCCCTGACGACGATCGCGACCGCGGGGAACCTCTCGACGATTCAGATCAACGCACTCGATAAGGCCTACAAGGAACAGATCGCCACGATGGCCGCCCTCGAACCCGCGACGCAATCCCTGGATACGTGGATGCGGACGGTTGGGCCACAGTTTGCGGTGGCGGCGGAGAATGGCGATCAGTTCAAAACCATGCTCGAACTCACGGGCGGGGCGGCCGATGCCATCGTGCCGAAGATCGAAAAACTGGACACCGTGTTTCGCAGTGTCACGGAAGCGGCGAAAGTGGCGCCGGGCATGGATCAGAAGTCGCCCGGCGCGAGTATCCCGATCAATACGGGCAACATCACGTATCAGGGCGGATTCGAGTCGGTGTTTGCGGAGTATGCGAAGCGGAACCCCAGCGGGGGCATGCTCGGCGGCGCGATCGGCGGCGGCCCGCCGAAAGATTTCCTGACGTGGGCGCTCTCGATGGGCCTCGCGCAACGCGCCCCGACGATCACGAACACGTTCAACCTGGTTGATACACAAAGCGGGCTGGCGAATAAAGTTAGCGACACGATCACCAGCCAAGTGCAACGCGGATCGCTGGTGAACTAATGCCGTATCAGCCCGCTGTTCTTGGCACCGCGCGGCTGAACAACTTTCGGCTGAACTATCTCACCGCCCAGCAAGCGGCGGAACGCCTCGCGAAAATCTGGATCCTGATCGGCGGCGTCGATGCGACAGCCCGTGTGATCTACAAGTCGCTGACGATCCGCGATCTCTTGTTCGACGCCCCGAATACCTGTGCGCTCACGATGTATGGGACGACGCCGAACGTTGGGCAACCGATCGAGGTCTGGATCAATCGCAACGCGCCGCAGCTCCTGTTTAACGGCGAGCTCCAGACGGTCGAGCGCACCTATAAGGGCCGGCCGACCACGGTGCTGCATCCGGTGACGGCGATCGACGATACCGCGCGGGCGAATCGGCGCCGGCCCTTGCGCCCCTACGTCAACGTGTCGGCGACGGCGATCGCGCAGGATCTCATCGCCACGTATGCGCCGGGCTTTTCGAGCGCGGGCGTCGAAGCGGGCTTGCCGGCCGTCACGATCAATTTCGACGGGTCCGAGGGCGGCATGAAGGGCTGCCTGACGGCGCTCGCGAAGTTGATCGGTGGCTACTGGTATTTCGAGAACAAGACGCTGTATCTCTTTCTCACGCCCCCGGGCACGGCGCCCGATCCGATTGATGAGACGCCGGGCCGGTTCCTGCACGATCCCGCGATCACCTGGGCGATCGATAAGTCGCAAGTGCGGACGCGCGTGTATGGGAAAGGCGCGAGCACGCGGATCGTGGCGTCGATTGGGGCGGGCGAATTTATCGTGCCGCTCGAAAACGGCGAGATGTTCAATCCGGCGGGCGGGCAGGCGATCGCGGGGCTCACGCCAGAGGGCGCCGCGTCGCGCGTGCTGACGTATACGGGCGTGCAGCTCGGCGGCGGGGGCGGCCTTGTGGGGCCGGGCGCGGCGCCGAGTGCGGCCCCAGGGGTCACGCTGAACGATTTCGCGGGCATGGAGTCGGGCGCGCACGGTTACGCGATCACGTTCACGACGGCGGCGGGGGAATCGTTGCCGGGGCCGCAGGCGGTGATTACGGTCGGCCTCACGCCGGCGCCGAGTCTCGCGCCCGTGCCGGGCACGGCGACGGCGGGCGGCTCGATTGATCCCGGCACCTATCAATACGGGATCACGTTTGTGACGAATGCGGGCGAGACCACCCTCGTCGTCGCGGGGCCGGCCGTCACCACCAGCCTTGGCGTCGGTGTGCCGACGCCGGGCGGATCGGGGGCCGTTGTTCAGACCGTTACTGGGAACCTCGCGAGTGGCGTGGCCTATCGCTACGAAACCACGTTCACTACGGCGAGTGGCGAAACGCTCCCCGGGGCGCCGAGCAGCTTGGTTCAGCCGCAACCGCCGCCCGCGCCGACGGGGATCGTGGCTTCCGGCGGCACCGTCGGCCCCGTGGCCGGCGGCCCGGCGACACCCTATCAGACATACTTCTACCATCTGGCCTTTACCACGACCGGGTATGAAACCGCGATCAGTCCGGTGCAGCCGGTGTCGATGCCCGTGGGGTATACCGCCGTGCAGTTCACGTCGATCCAAACCAGCGCCGACCCACGCGTGACGGGCCGCCGACTCTATCGCCAATACAACAGCGAGCTGCGGTTACTCGCGACGTTCCCCGATAACACGCCGGGGATCACCTATACGGACGTCACACCTGACGCGAGTCTGGGGCCCGTGCGCACCCCGATCAGCGCCGCGATCGGCACGCCGCCGGGAACCCAGGCCACGGTCACGATCCCTACGTCCACAGACGGCCGCGTCGTCGGCCGGCGGATTTATCGCTCGGACGCGGGCGCGCCCTTCCGGCGCCTCACGACGATCAGCAATAACACCGCGACGCAATACATCGACAACACGACGAGTGTCGCCACGGACCCCGATGCGCCCACGAGCGACACGACGGGCGGCGCGAACTATCAGACCGTGCCGCTGACGGGGATCATGGTGGGGCCGACGAACGTCCAAGCGCGCAACCTCTACCGCTGGCGGACGGATCTCGGCTGGCGGTTCGTCGCCACGATCGCGAATAACACGGCGACGACATACACGGATACGAAGGCCAATGCGGCCCTTGGGGGCACGGGGCCGGCGACGAATACCGCCGTGGCGAATCAAACCCGCGTCACGCTGCCGCTCGGCGGGGCGACGGTCACCGGGCGCAAGCTCTACCGCACGAAAGCGAACCTCACGGCGCTGCTCTACCTCAACACGATCGCCGACAATACGTCGACGTTGTATGGCGACAACGCGCCCGACTCGGCCCTCGGGGCCGCGCCGCCGGTGACCGATACCTCGGGCCTCGTGCAGCCGAACGGGCAAGTGCCGGCGGGCGCGACGAGCCTGATCCTCGCGAACCCGGCGCCCTTCGCCGCGGGCGGCGGCTGGGCCGTGATCGGGAACGGAGATCAAGTCATCCGCTACACGGGGATCAGTGCGACGGCGTTGACGGGAGTGCCCTCGAGCGGCCCTGGCGCGATTGTCGCGAGCATCTCCTACAACTCGACGGTCACCGCGGCGCCGGCGCTCATTGGCGTCTCGGGGATCCTTGAGGCGGTCATCCGGAATGCGCCGATCCATGTGTGGATCCAACGTGACGATCTCGCGGCGCAAGCCTACATGGCCGCGCTCGATGGCGGCGGCGACGGCGTGTATGAGCACATCTGGAGCGATGAACGGCGCGCGGAAGCGAGCCTGCGGCAAGTGTGCGACGCGCAACTGAAGCTGTATAGTCGGCCGCTCGTCACCGTGACGTATGCGTCACGCGACCTGAAAACCAAAAGCGGGAAGACCGTGGCGATCGCGCTCGCGACGCCGGCCATCAACGAGTCGCTCACGATTCAAGAAGTCACAATTAGCGAACTCGGGATCACCGGCCTCATGCCGAAATTCACCGTGACGGCGAGCACGGCGCGGCAATCGTTCGAAAGTATTTTGCAGATGCTGATCCGAAAGGCGGACGCCTAATGGCGATTAATCGCGGCCCGTGGAATGCCCTCGTCGACGACGACGGCTCGAACCTTGTCGGATCCGTGTGGAACAAGGCGGCGATCAAGACCGTGATCCTCGATCCGGTGGACGCGGCCTTCGGGATCTGGGCGGACGTGCCCTTTGCAGCGGCGAACTTTTCGGCGCTGAGTCCGATGGTCTGGACCGTCGGCGCGGGGGCTGTGCTGGTCAATCGGTATGCGCTGGTCGGGAATATTCTCTATTGGTCGTTCTATCTCTCGTGGTTTTCGGGGAGCAATGTGTTGAGCGGATCCCCATCGGCGCAACTCAAGATGACGATCCCGGCCGCCCGCACGGCGTATGGCACGCAGCGCCAAATGGTCGACACGGCCGCGGGCGTCACCGGCGTCGCGGCGGCGGCGGGCCTGATGGGCGAGTTTAACGGGACGACGCTCACGATCTCGAAAAGCGCGGGGGGGAATTTTGCCCTCGCCGATATTCCCGGGATGATTACGACGCTCGTCTGTGAGGTGGTGCCATGAGCGCCCCGTTTCCCGCCCAAGGCAATCAGCAGCAACACACCGAACGCCCGCTCAAGATTTACGCGGAGCAATATCTCCTCAGCGCGCCGATCCCGATTGGCGTCTTGACGACGGCGCCGACGGGCGAACCTATGGATCCGTATGTCCTGATCGGCGGGGTGTTCTATCGCGTGGTCGAGGCCGACTGGATTCTCAGCAGCCGGTATACCGGCGCCGTCGTCGAAGTGATCGGCCCGGAAGAATTCACGGAACGCTTCGGTCCTTCGGAACTGTAGGAGGCATCCATGATCGCGTTCCTGTTCGCGCTGATCGTCCTCGGGGCGGTGCTCTATCTCGTGGAGAACTTCATCCCCCTGTCGCCGCCGATTCGCGTCGTGATCCGCGTGGTCGTGGTGCTGATCCTGATCTGGCTCTTGCTGGGCCTCGTCGGGATGGTGCCGGCCCGGCCGCTGTTGCGGTGAGCCACGCGTAGAGGCGCGCGAGATCGGCCTCCGTCTCGACGAGCCCCTCGTCGATGGCGGCAAGGATGAGATCCAGCAGTAGTGCCTCCATGCCTCTACGGTGTAGCATGACGCGCACATGGCGTCAGTCCACTAAATTGCACGATCCGCCGGGTCAGTGTGTCTGCGGTCTGTGTCTGCGTCTCAAATTTCGCCAATAGATATCGGCCTCATTTTGACGGATGCCCGGTTTCCTAAACCGGGGGTCGCAGGTTCGAGACCTGCCGGGCGCACCATTAGAATCAACGTGTTACAGCCAAAACAGCCCCGAAAGGCCTAAACCACCCTACCCCAAAATTACACGATTTTCGTTGATATTTTACGATCGCCCTATCGAGTGTGTCTGCGGATTGTGTCTGCGAAATGCGGGGAGACACCTCCGGCGCAATGGTTTTGGGGCCTACGAGCGACGCGATCGGCGGGGGGGCAGCTGAGGCTTGTCGACCACGACAAAATCGCGTGGCGGGGCCGTGGCCGCCTCGGGTGCCCACACGGCGCGCATGTCCGCGATCGCCTTCGAGACGAGCTCGGGCACGGCGCCCTTCGTGTAGCGCTGGGTCGTTTTGATATCACGGTGTTGGGCGAGCTCCTGCACGGCGCGCAGGTTCCCGGAGCGGCGCAGGGCTTCCGTTAAGAAGCTGTGGCGCACGTCATAGGGCCGGCAGTTCTCGGGCACGCAGTTCTGAAACTGCTCGAGCATGGTGCGATCGAGGTCCGTGGCCTGCGGCTCGTGGGCAGCGGCTTCGATCTCGGCGCGCACGCGGGCGACGGCTTTGATCCACGACTTGCGCATCGCGGATCGGGAGAAGCGTTTGCGCCAGAGGTGCGCCGCGTCGTAGTCGCGTAAGGCGGCGATCGCTTGGGGGAGTGCATCCGTCCACATACCCGGCGAGCCCTTCCCCTTTTTGCGTGGCGGTAAAAAAATCCGCGACTGATCGAAGTTCACGTGTCGCCGTTCAAGCCGCGCGAGCGAGGCGTGCGCCAGGCCCGTCCACGCCATCACGGTCAAACGGATCTTCGTCTCACTGTAGCCCGGCCGTGTGCCGCCTTTCTCGGCGCGGCCGTGATCGGGGAGCGCGGCGAGAATCCGCAACACGATCGGCATATCAATTCCGCGCGCTTCGAGTTCGCGCGGCGGCACGTTCTTAATCAACGCGGTCGGCACAATCACATCGTCGGCCTGTGGCGTGCGCCGCTTCGCGCGCTCGCGCTCGAGCTCGACGCGCAGCACATCACCGAGGACACGCTTGCGCGAATTGATCGCGGAGGGTGACACGCCGGCGGCGAGCCATTCTTTAATCTGGGTTTTGATCGCGAGCTGCGGCACATGGATCGCGGCATACGCGCCGACGGGGGAACGCTGCCAGTGCGGCAGGAGATATTTATAGTCCTCGTGTTTGCGTGTCGCGTCGTGCGGCGTGACCGGATGCTCTTCGAGGAAGCGCGCGATCGCCGCCGTCACACTACCGGGGGCGCCGCTGGGGCCGCCGAGTCGGCCCGTGCGCAAGTCCTCGATCAACTGCGCATAGCGTTCGACCAGTTCGCGATGGTGCTTCGTGGAGTAGGGCACACCGGCGCCGTCGGTGAGCGCGAAGCGATCGCGGGCTTCGCGGAACGTGCCGGCCTGTTTCGATCCGATGCGCGCGAGAACGGTGACGCCGTGCGCGTCGGCGTAACATCCCTTCGCCAATTTCACAGTGACACGACGCATTGCACACATTTATCGTACATTTTAGTTAAAAACGCGTCGCTTTGTCGTTGACGCGGGGCAATGATACGCGTGTATAATGGGTTTTTGGAGCATGGGATTCGCGCCGGTGTGGAGTAGTCGAACCCTTGGGCGTCCCAGCTTAGGAAACCGGCTACTCTTTCGGTAACGTCTTGCGCAGTCAGGTGTTGCGCCCCCACGCAGACACACGACGCAGACACACGCCCCCGAGTCTCACGCCCCGACGGAATAGGGGGGCAGCATGTCAGCAGCGGCACCGATCACGAATCTCGCCGAGCTTTCGATCTTCGTGGATCTGGAAGTCGTCGCCGAGATTTACCACCTCAGCCCGAAAACCCTTCGACGGAAATGCTCGGAGGGCACGTTCTATCCCCCGCCGGCGCGGAAGTATCCCTATCTCTGGCGGCGCGATGACATCGTGCGCGACATCACCGGGCCGACCAAGCGACTCCCGAAGCGCGCGCACGGCTTCGCCGCGGTCAAAGCGCGGCGGTTGCGCGAGGACGACGATCACGAACAGACCGGCTAATGGGCCGGCGCTTTGTCGACATGCGCACGATTCAGCAGCGCATGCAGTTCAAGGACGATCGGATCAATCGGGCCCTGAGAAAGGCGGCAGACATGGATCGACTCGCACTCGCACCCCCGAAGGAACTGCCCTCGCCCGACGTGATCGCGAAGGTGCTCCTGGGCGGCGACCTCGCGCAGCTCACCGCGCCGCAAAAAATCTCCTACTACCGGAGCGTGTGCGACTCCCTCGGGCTGAATCCGCTGACGAAGCCATTTGAATTCCTGCGGCTGTCGGGGAAAGAAGTGCTGTACGCGTTGCGGAACTGCACCGATCAACTGCGGCATCAGCACGCGATCAGTGTGCAGATCGTCGGCCGCGAGCTCGTCGAGGACTGCTATGTCGTCACGGCGCGGGCCAGCTTCCCGAATGGCCGCCATGACGAATCGATCGGGGCCGTCCCGATTGCCGGGCTGAAGGGCGAATCGCGCAGCAACGCGATGATGAAGTGTGAGACAAAAGCGAAGCGGCGCGTGACGCTCTCGCTGGTCGGCCTCTCCACGCTCGACGAGTCCGAAGTCGAATCCATCCCGGGCGCGCAGCCGGTGCCGGTGGATGTGACCACACCTGTCACACCGCCGCGGCTCTCAAAGAGCCTGACGCCTTCGCCGGGGCCCGCGCTGGAGGGTGCGCCCGATCCCGGGGCGGGGGCTGGGGAGCCGCCCGCGGCCCCGGCGAATCTCAACCAGACGATCCCGGAGGCCTGGAAGCCCTTCGCGCGCACGGAGGCGGTGACGGGGATCATCGTGGCCGGGAAGCGATCGCGCACCACAGGCAAGACGACGGTCACGCTCGCCGGCGGCGCCGACGGCTGGACGCTCGATCACGACGTGGCGAAAGCGGTCATCGCCTACAAGGACGCGCAGACGCCCGTCACGATCACGCTGACCGATGACCGGGAGATCGTCACACTCGCGGAGGCAACCGATGCGGCGTTTTGAACCTGAACCCCGCGCCGTGAGGCCGCCCGACTACGACGCATGGCTGCTGGGGCTCGGGGATATCGCCGACACGTGCGGCGCCTGGGCGTTAATCGGGGCGTGGCGCAAGAGCCCGACGGACTACTGCCGGTATCTCGTCACGCAGCACTACGTCTGGGAAGAACTGATCGCACGCGGGCAGTATGCCGACCGCGTGCGGTATGAGGCCGGCGTGTATCGCGGGCGGAATGGCGCGGCGTGATCACTCAAGATCACGCCGTCAGTCGTCAAGCGGCTTCGAGTGGGAGGGTGGCCTCGTCGTCGTCCCACCGATCAAAGAGTCGGGTTTGTCCGTAGGCTTCGAGGATTCGGTTTCGCTTATTGCGGGGGATATGTTCAGCGCGATGACACGGCCGGCAGAGCACGATCACATCGTCGGGCCCCTCATGGCCGAGCGTGTCGTAGTGCAGATGATGCACGTCGAGCGGGCCGTCGTGGCGGGGCTCACCCGGTTTTTGTCTCTGGCAGCGGAAGTTGGCGCGGCGCATCGCCGCCTTGCGAACCGCCCACCAATTCGGGCTTTCGAGATACTCGAGATACTGAAGGTGTGTTGTTTTCAGCATGTGGAGTAGTGTGCAACGTAGCAACTGGAGCACCAAATTTCCTATAGGAAATTCGGCTACGTTCACGAACGATTTCACGGACAAGCTCTGACGTGGAGTCGAGGCGCCGTATACGAGCTTCGTGTGTTAGTTGATCGAAGTCAGATTGACGGATAGTCGCCGATAAGGTGACTAGAGGTGCTCCAGCGTCGGTTCGTTTTCGCCCACGCGGCACAAATGGCCTAGGGCGGCACGTTATCACAGGGGTTCGTATGGCCCGAATTTCCTATAGGGAATTCGGCAAGTAAATCGCGGCCGCGCTTCACCGGGGACTTCTTCGCGCCGCGTCCCGGATCCGTTGTGAAGGATTCGCGGTTTTGGTTTTTCTCGTCTGAAAATTTTCAGATCCGGGAAAAAAGAAGTCCCCGTGTGCTTGGAGTCGCAACTAGCAAGATCGGTATAACCCTTTCAGTAGATATATATATTGCAGAGCGAAATTCAGAAATGCACGACGACAAACAATTTCAGGAATTCGTCGCAGCGTATCCGGCGTCACGCCGCAGCCACTCGGTGAGTGCACATGCGGCCTTCGTGCACGCGCTGAAGTGGACGCCATTCGAGACACTGCTGTCTGCGCTCGAACAGCACAAGCGGTCGGAGCAATGGCAGAAGCACATCATTCCGTCGATGGTGACGTGGTTGCGGGAAGAGCGCTGGATCCAAATCTTGCCGGAGCCGGCGCGGAAGCTGACGCCCTGGGAGATGGCGCGAAAACTGGGCTACAAGTGACGCCGCCCCGGTGCCCACGGTGCGGCAGTTACCAGTGGATTTACAAGGGCGATCGGCAAGTGTGCCGCGATTGTGGAAGGGAATAAATTGGAAGCCTCGGTGCGTCAACTCGGCGTGATCTGGTTCTTTGCGGTGCGGCCTGGCGACAAGCCGCGGCCGCGGCCGTATTTCACGCGCGGCCCGGCGATTCGGTATAACCGTTGGCTTGCGGGTCAACAAGGGCTTCCCTATGCGAAATAGTGTGCTGATGCTCTCGATAGTGTTCGCGCTCGCCGGGTGTGACATCACCCTCACCACGCCGACGCCCGTCGTCACTGGCACCGGCACGCCGGCGATCACGATCACAAATACAAACACGAACACCGCGACGACGGATCGCAGCGATACCGAGGCCACACCTTCACCGAGCAGCGGCACGCCCGTCCCTTCCACGGGTGCACTGCCGCTCCCCAGCTACGGCGAAGGCGTGGCCCGGGACTTTGCCGCCACCCATGCCAGCCAGCTCGCGGGCTCGTGTCAGATCACCCACGGTGAGGCCGCATGGCAGTTTCTCGACGGGTTGATCGCCACGCTACAGGCGCGTGATGCGCGGTGGGGATTCTTGTGTAAAGACGCGGGCTGCACGAAGGTCGCCGCTGACATCGTGGCGTATAAGGCAGGCTCGGGTGACCTCGGCTTCTGGATCGTGGACGTGATCGGGAATCACTGTCCGAATCCGGGCGATGTGGTCGAGGTCCGCTGGGGTGTCTTGCCGTTTGAAACCGTGCGCCGCTGGAGCGCGCATCGATGAGTGATCCGCCTACGTGCGAATGGAAAGCGAGCGATGACTATGACGCCGAGTATTGGGAAAGCGCGTGCGGGGAAACGTGGACGTTTAGAGATGGCGGGCCCGTTGAGAATCACGCGCGCTACTGTCACGGTTGCGGAAAGCCTATCGTCCTGACGCAGCGTGCGAGCGTCGTAGAGGAAGATGATGAGTGATCGGGACGCGTGGACGCAGTGGGTCAAAACCCATGACACCGTGTCGGGTGCCAAGCTCACCGTCCACACGCGCCCCAGCACGAATAAGTATCAGGCGCGACCCGTGCGCGTCGATGGGATTCTCTTTGACTCGCAACGCGAAGCCGCACGGTATCAGGAACTCCAGCTCCTCGCGCAGGCCGGCCGGATCTCCAGTATCGAGATTCACCCGGGCTTCCCCTTGATCGTGAAGGAGCTGCACCGCCTCGAGGGCCCCGAGATTCTGCATACCGTCGGCATGTATCACGCCGATTTCAAGTATCGCGATCACCGCCTCGGTGCCTGGGTGATCGAAGACGTGAAGTCGAAACCCACGAAGACCGAGGCGTATCAGCTGCGCAAGAAGATCGTCGAAGCCGTCCACGGGATCACCATCGTGGAGGTGCCCTAATGCGCTGTCCCTACTGCGGCGAAGAGGGTCGGATGGTGGAACGCATCGGCTCGTGGTGGTATTGCAACGTCTGCGGCCGGGTCTGGCATGCCTAGTCAGTTCTGTGCGGCCCCCGGCTGCGGCGTGCTGGTGCCGAAAGGGCGCTGTCCTATACATGCGCGCGTGAAAGAACAGCAACGCCCCAACCGTGTGGTGCGACGCCTGTATTATCGGGAGCGCTGGAAGCGGGAACGGGAGCGTGTGCTGGTAGAGAGTGGGTATACGTGCGCCCAGTGTGGGGTGATTCATCACCAGCTTGAGGTCGACCACATTGTGAAACATGAGGGTGATCCCGAATTGTTCTGGAATGCCAATAACCTCCAAGCGCTCTGCCGCGACTGTCATCATCGCAAGACCGGACTCGGATTATGAGAATCGCAATGGGGGGGCGGGTAAAATGTTCAGTTAGGGGTGCCCCCCAAAC